TCTGCGGCTTCTTTATACTTTTCTGCATAGAAGCGTTGGATTGAAGCTTCTTTTTTACGTTTTTGCTCAAGTTTAACCCTCTGCATTAAACCCACATGAGAGATGTAGCGGCCTGAGGTAGTACTTAGCCAATTAGAAACCTCACGGAGACTGTATTGCTTAAGATACTTCTTAGCTTGCTCAAATAATTCTAACTCTTCTGGGATTGGTAACAGTATATCAGAGTCTTCGGGGTCTTGTCTATAGCCAAATGGTATAACCCTACCAACTCTTACTACTGAAAGCCATTCATACTCCCCATCTACCGCATCTGGTTGAGGAAGCTGCCAAGTTTTTTTAATCTTCATAGTTTTTAGGGGGCAATATAAACAAAGGACTATCTGATTTGACTTCTACTTTATCTGTTTTAACAAATCCAGCTCTGTCTAATAGATCTTTTGCTGCTGCCATCTTCTCTTTGTTACCCAAGTCTGTAGGGTTTTGCATTACATCTAGCATTGAGAAAGCAGCTTGTGGCCCACGAGTAGCTATAAACTTCTTCGTGAGATCTGCAATCTCTTCTTGTAGTGTGTTCATAATTGTAGTCGAAGCAGTTCCAGAAGCATACCCTGCTAGCTCTGTAGCTCGTGCAGGGATACCTCGTGCTTCCTCAAACAGGACAGCTAGGAACTTTTCTTGTTTATCAGTTAACGTTCGGCCCATATATTTTTTGCCTTATTTCTGTCCGACTAATATTTATGTCCTGTAGATCACGATCAGACATATTAGTTAGTATCCAGTAGTCTGCTCTTCGTTGTTGACGATTAACATGTGCATTCCAACAACGTCCTGCAAAACCTTTAAAACCTTTAATCATAACACTATCCTTAATTGATTAGCCCTTGTTGGGTAAGGATAGTTTTACATATATAGTTATAACATACTATAGATAATAATGCAACCCCGCTATGCTTATATAACGGAGTTGCATTTTTTATTAGTATTTACCTGTCACACCAAACTTCTTCTTGTGGTCTTTAATTGATTCCTCTTTAAGACGTGTAGTATAGTTTCCAATCTTACCTGTCTTTGGATTTTTCCAAGGAAATGTTGGCTTCTTAGCAGCACGATTTTTCTTAAATGCTGCGCCAAAAGACTCATCTTTCTTTACTGGGGGTTTGCTAGCTGGTCCACCTTTGCCTGAGTTAGCTTTAGGCTTCTCTACAGGCTTTCTCTTATTTTTATTTTTGTCCAGAGAAGGTCTGCCTTGACCAGTCTTTGGAGTTACTTTTCTATCTACAGGCTTTGGAGTATCACCTTTTAAATCTAAAAGTTGTGATCCAGTAAGAAGTGTTGCACCTCCACGTAATAACTTTCCTTTCCTAACTATACCTCCAGCTGTTGAAGATGCTGATGAACCAGTCTTAGGTACGTTAGTAATTTTAGCACCTTTCTTATCAAACCTGCCTGTTAGTTTAGCACGGTTAGGCTTCTTCATAGCATCCAGTTGTTTTTTTAACTTAGCAGCTGCAGCAGCTTTTTCTTTAGCAGTCTTTTTAGCAAAAGGACTTTTAGGGTTAGGTTGTTTTTTAGGGCTAGTTTCAACTTTAGGCTTAGTTGGTTTTTTAGGTGCAGTTCTTGAAACACCTGGTCTTGCACCACCGCCACCTGGGCCAAACTGCTCTGGTGATTTTTTAGGCGCAGCAGGCTTCATAGGTCTTGCAGTACTACCACCTGGACTAAACTGTTCTATATTTTGAGTAGCAGTTTCATTTTTCTTTTTAACATTTGAACCTTTTTTAGGTGAAGGTCTTCCTGCGCCAGTGTTTGATTTCTTTAAGTTTTTAACAGCTTTAGCTACATTAGCTGCTGTTGCAGTGGTTGCATTCGGAGGTGTTTGCCCCTTTTTAAATTTAATTATTTTACCGCCGTTTTTTACTAGTTCAGCAGCCATCCTTTTAGCAAGTGGCCCTACGCCTGGGATTTTATAAATTAATCCCCCCAGAGTTATAAATTTTAACATTATTTTGATCTCCGTTGTGTGCCTGGTACAGAAGCACCACAATTGGCATGACCACCTTTAGCATAACCCCTTACGGAACCACCCATATTATAGCCTGATTTAGATTTCATGGGTTTAGCTTTAGCCATCCCACCATACATATATCCAGATTTCATATCTGAGTCTTTCATCATAGTGCCATCGGGCATCTTATGAGATCCTTTTTTCATTGTCATTCCGCCCTTTGACGCTCTAAATGGTTTAACTTTTTCTGCAATCTTTTTAGGCTGAGCTACAAATTGTTTACCAGCCTTAGTGCCTTGTCTTTTTGCTTTGGTTGTAGCTGCGTATTCAGAATCACTAAGAGACTTAATAGCTTTGGCAGGTAAGTAACGTTCACCTGTCTTAGCACTTGGCTTACCACTTTTAGTTTTCCAGTCTTGCTTCGTCCATTGACTAAGACTTTTTTGACTTTTTGACTTTGCCATTTGTTTTAGCCTTTGCAGTTTTACTTAAGTCTTTATAGTGAAATAGTTTTACACTTGTTTTACCGTGACCCTTACCAGTGTGCAAAGAACCATCAGGCATCTTGTGAGTGCTGCCCTTATGCTCAGTGCCATCTTTCTTATAATGCTTTACACCCTTCACGATTTATATCCTCCACCAGCTGCTTTATAAGCTTTTGCAACCATCTGCGCTTTACGTGCAGACCATTGACCTGGAGCACCTCCTTTGCCAGCAGCTTTTATTCGATTAAAGATTTTCTTTCGTCCCTCAGGATCAGTGTAATTACCCGCAGAATTAACTGTAGATTTTTTCTTTTTAAGTGCCACGGGTAATTCCTAACTTAAACTATTTTTTTGCAGTCTTCTTCTTAGCCATGCCACCATACATATAGCCACTAGCTTTTGCTTTAGGTTTAGCCATTCCTCCAGCCATCATCTTAGCTGCAGGTTTCTTTTTGGCCATACCACCTGCCATCATTTTAGCTGCTGGTTTTTTCTTAGCCATTCCACCCATATTCATTTTGCCAACACCGTCAGCAGCAAAGGCTGGAACTTTCTTACCGTTTTTTTTAACCATAGGCATCTTAGCCATAGTATATTCCTTTTTAATTTAAGATAAAACTACACGTACTAATGTACTTGAACCACTACCACGCCTATAGTTTAGAATAGTAGCATTGCCTATAGCTTTAGGAACTACAAGAGTATGTACACCAGCAGGAAGCATAATATCATTATCAGTAACGTCAGCCTCCGCTGTTGCAAACCCAATGTCTAAATCATGACTTGTTTCAATAAGCACCATCTTAGCGTCAGTGCAAACTACGTGTGTAGTAGCAGTATTACCTAGGGTAACTGCAGTTTCTACAGCCCACCCTAAGTTTTCTCCTACTAATGCTGCTTGATCAACCATTATGCTACCTGTACGTATTCAATAACAAAGGTAAATGAACCTGCTGTAGTAGCGTTCACTGTGTTAGTAATGTTACAGAAGATGTTACGTGCAGCCGCTGCATACTGAACAGAAACAGGTGCAGTTGAGGCATCTTGAGTCTGAAGAATTAGAGCAGTAACTGTTACGTTACCTACAACAACTGTTGTACCAGCGTCTAAGATCTCATCAGCCTGAGTATCTACAATCTGTGCGCCTGAAGAAGATGTACCAACTTCATAACCAATGTCACCACTGCCACAGACAGGTGCTGTAACGCAGAAGATTTTAATGTCGGTGATAACTGTACCTGCTGGCTGTACAAATATACCAATAGTAGGTGAGTCACCTGCAGTTGAGTTTACTGTTACACCAGTAACGTGAGCTACGTGTTTAACGAATAGACTGTTTACAGAGCTACCCAGTGTAGTAGTTCCTGTTACATCAATACCATCTCCAAACGTAATGTCAGTTTGATAGGCTTCAATGCCTTGTGTGAATGTAGTAGTTGCCATGATATTAGATTCCTATATGTTTACCATTTAACTTTATTAGCCCAGTAAGCTGCGCTAAGTTTTCCCTTTTTTATATTTTTCCCGTGTCTTGCTTTAAAGGATGCACGTTTTTTCTTCATGCGGTCAGATTCACCCGCTTTTGGTTTACCTGCCGTTTCTGCTCCCTGCTCACCGAACCTGATGAGCTTAATGACTTTACCTTCTTTGGCAAGGACAACGTGAGATTTCTTGGGGTGCTTAGGTGTCTTCTTAGGCTTGTTGTAACCTTCAAACTTTTCACCTCTATATTCTACTGCCATTACATTAACTCGAAGTGGGGACCATCAATAAAGGGTCTGCGACTTTGGCTGCGACGAAGATCAATGTACTTCATCATGGCATCTTCAGCAGTGCCAGGGTATGTACAAATATCTCCTTCTGACCAAGCGGCTCCCCACTTGATAGCAATGCCTAGTTCCTTTGCGGCAGCTTTCATTGCATCACAAAGATCATCATAGACATTCAGTTCCCAGCAACCTTTGCCATCAACATAGGCCATCAAGTCAACTGCCCGACCCACAAGGTGTTTAGATTTCATAGTCTGAGACTTACCAGCAGCAACAAGTTTCTCTTGTTCTGCCTCTGTTCTCATTCCATAAATAACACCAAAATCTATTTTAGTTAATTTAATAGCACGTTCAACTACTGATACTAAGCTGGGGTCTACCCCATATAATTTAGCTGTACTTCGCTTGCTTAAACTAAAACTCATTTTTTTGTTCCTACATCAAGGCAGGCAAGTATCATACTAGTTTCTGTTACCATGACACTTGCTCTTTGTTTAACTCGTTCGCAGATAGTTTTACTTTCGTAATAGGAGATCTGAAAGTATTCTAAAGGCATTCCAGGAACTAACTGTAACCAGACTAGTACCCACATTACTTCTTTTTGCCAGGTTTATTAACTATGCCACTTATAGCTTCGTCAATAGCTTTTCCTCGTTGCCTAAGAGCTTCTTTTTTTGCTTCTTCTGCACGAAGTCTTGCTTCATTGTTACCTCGTTTTACAGCAGCTGCATCTTTAGCATCACCTCTTGAAGTAGGGCGTGGAGAAGTTTTAGGTGCGCTAAACAAACCTGTTGTTCTCATGTCTGTGTGTGTAGTCCCCATAATCTTATTCCTTTATTTCTTACCGAAAAATTTAGATACAGATCTCATACCTATACTGGCACTTACAATCCCACCCAACGAGTACTGATACCACGTTGGCATTACTTCTAAAGCAGTGAAACCTGCTTGTACAATTTGATTACCCCAGTCACCACAGAATGCGAGGATCAGTGGAATACTAAATAGTAAAGTAATCCATTCATCCTTCCAGCTATTCTGTGTAGCCTTGATTGCTTCTATGTCCCAATCAATCTCACCAGTAGCTTGCTTAACTTTTATCTCAGCATTAGCTTTCTGTACTGCAACCTTACCGTCCATGTAACTTGTAGCCAAGCCACCAACTGCACCTAGGAGTTGACCAATGATCATTTGTTTACTTTCTTAGCTAGATTCGTAACACCCATAAACACAGATACCACCCCAGCCACAGACACAAAATAGATAGAAGCCATACTACCAATGATCGACGAAGCATTATCAAGCCCAAGTAAACTTGTAAGAACCACTCCGAAAGGATAGAGTAACATTCCCCATAAAGCAAACCAAGCCATCTTACGAGTCTGGTCACGATGTGCGTCATCATCTTCAATACGCCTCCGCTTATCATCTAACACCAAAGAATCCCATTCAGATTTCTCAATGGTTCCATTACCACTAACGTCAGCTTCTTCAAACGATGTCACTACTGCAGTATCCTCTAGGTCTCTTTGGATCTAATACATCCCTAGCAAGCAAGTGGCCTTCAAGGTACATAGATCTTTCAATATGGTCTAAGGTTTCCCAGATGCCTGTATGTTGATAGTAAGCTTCTCTAACATAGAATACATCTGAACGAGGTATGTGAACTCTGCGTAGCCTGCTTTCGTTTCTATCAGCTAACGCTTTGTAGAACTCTTCAAGTACAGAGTCGCTTGAATACATTTTTGGTTTCGACATGACTAGTTATACCTTTGAAGAAAGCGAAGTCAACAACTAAAGTGCTACGACAGAAAAAAATGTACATCTAAAAAGAGTACCTTTAAGAGTACTTTAAGTATACTCTAAGTATTAGATATAAATAATATTATTAATATTTAATACTCTAAGTAACCTTAAGTTACTTTAAGTATATTATACCACTAATATTAATTTAGTCAACCCCTAGGTTTATAATTCTTAATCATTCTTGATATACTAACTTTAAGCGGCCCTTAAAATACCTAACGCCGTCGATCCAAGTACAATTATAGCTGAGAGCCACAGAGAGCCTCTCTGAGTAGCCGCTTCCTGTCGTCAGGTCTAGGCATACCCCACGAGGTACTATGTGTATCCTGGAGCTTCCTATGGAGATTAACATAAAGTAGTACATAGACAAGTTATTCCTCATAGGAATAATAGTTGAATGAAACATAATGTAATACTCCGTGATAATACCAATGTAGTTAACAGACTTAAAAATACCCCCCGCTGTCATTGTACATGTATACGTACGTACGGGGGTGGGGTGGCCCATTAGGGGGTCAGTTTGAGGTAGGTCAGTAGAGCTGCCATACTTTTATTATATTATCAGACTGCTAAGTCATTGTTTTCATTGAGTATTCTATACAATTAATGATTGTACTACTCTATATATCAATAGGTTAACCAGCAACTTGCGAATGACTCGCAGTTTCAACTTGACGAAGTACAACTCTTTATCGATTTATTTTGTTCTCTCTTTGTTCTAATTGGTTTAACCTTAAACTATATCCCCCAATTAATTCATCGTTAAACTATACCCCTCTTATTAGTTGAACATTAAACTACTTAGAACAAAACCAGAACACTTACCCAGTAGAACAAACAGTAAACAAACAGACAACAAAGAGTGAATTAGCTCTGAGACTTAACCTAAGCCCTTTTAAAGCCCCTATTCTTTTTTAAGGTATCCTAGGTCAAAAAAACTATGTTCCTCAAAATACCCCTCTTTGTTCTCTCTTTGTTCTATTTACTTGCGAACCATTCGCAACTAGCCTTTATACTATATAGTGTAACAGTTTGTTCTCTCTTTGTTCTACTTATCAACCTGACCTTGTATATAAAAGGTAACAATATCAATGACTTATAAAGTGACGTAGCGTCACACTTTACATCTTTAGCCTAATTTGATTAGTTGATTGCAGAAATTGTTACTTTGGATGTCGCTACCGAATTATGACACTTTGTGAATGTATTAGCTCTTCACTTAGTCGAACGGAAAGCCCCTCGCAATTTCACAACACCCACTAAGTCTTATCTGACTTTTGTCTTAGTGGTTTAGCAAGTCAGATTGCAAGTGATTGGAAGCGGATGGGTTTAATTTATAGAGGGCATGCCGTTGAGGATGTCACCTACCAAATCAAAAGAAATTTAAAAGAATGCAGGTAAGCTCGCTTTTAAATTTAGGCGGTAGATTAGATTAGGGTTTGAAGTGTAAGAGTAAATTGGAAGCGATAACGTAGGGGCGGCTTGAATTGACAAGTCAGCGGGGATTATTGGTAATCCGTTCCTTAATACACATTCGAGATCAGTAGCTGTGCGGTGTGGGCGTTATTTATAAAGTGACATGGATGTGTCACAAGCACCAGTTAATAGCGGTGAGCTTCAAATCAGGAGACTGGGGAAGTGTGTCACGATAGTGGTGGATACAATTTATTTTAGTCTAAGGTTTTATTTCCTATACGTTGGGCCAACCCAAACTTGCTTATGCATGGTAGGAAATACAGCCTAATATTAAATCAATAGTGGTTTAGTATTAACTGTATTTTCTTGAAAGGAAAATCTAATGGCTAAGATTATTACAACTACTTATAAGTGTGCCCAAATTGATGGTGCCATTGTTGCCGTGGCCAAAGATGCTGGATCATTACAACAGAAAATTCATAATGTTGCGGTGTCCATCTTGAAGGTGTGGCATGATAGCAATGCAGATGTTGATGTGATGCACAAAGCTTTTGAACGGTTGAACGCTTTGCAATCTGCTAGCCCCTACCATGCCAATGCGTTTGCAATTTGGGTGGGTATTCAATTGCCTATGGCCAAGTGGTCAGATGAAAGCAAGTCATGGTATGCTCATGCAGACGATGCAAAATTGATGGGCAAGATATTCATTGCGGCTCGTGATAATCCATTCTGGAAGGTAGCACCTGCTCCTAAGGTCAACCCTTTAGACCTTGCCGCAGAAATTGCACGGTTGATCAAGAAGGTTGAGAAGCGTATTGAGACACCTGTAGAAGGTGATGTGATCGCACTAGCCTCACTGAAGTTTTTACGTGAAGCTCGTGACGTTAATGCCGCAGCATAATCAGAATGGATATTGGTTAGCACCCTATGCGATTGCATGGGGTGTGTTCCTATATTTAAACTGTGAAAGGGTTTGATATGAAATATCGTGGGGTTGAGTGTGTCTTACTGCAAGGTGACAAGGTGTCACTATCTTACAATGGCGTACCCGTGGTCGATAAGGATGGCGTCCGACTATTAGTTGATGCACCGTTCTTGGTAAAGGGTTATATTGATTGCCTAATTGCGATTGGTTATGTGTAAATTAAATGAAGGGGTTTGGTATGATGAGTAGAATTATGGGATGGGTGGGGATAATTTGTGCAAATATATTATTCCTGATGGCTCTGTTTTCGGTGGTGTTGTTTGATATGCACTGGACTGTGTTGATATTTGGTGGTGCATTGATTGCAATGCTTACTGTATCATTCATATGGTTTGATGAATGATGTTGGTTCAACGGGGCAACAAGTATATTGTTTATGGTAGTGATGGGAGGGTGCTATTAATTTGTAGAGATAGAAAGGTTTGCTTAACTTTCATGAAAGGAATGTGATGTTAAATTATAAACAAGGTTATAACTTTAGTATGTACCAGCCTAGGTCTGAGAGCCTGTACTTACTTGAGGGGTGGTATCTTACACATACTGGTAAGATATACGTCAAGGTGCGTGGGCCTAGTTTGAGGAGTTGCGTGGCTAACTTGATGCTTACTGAGAATGAGTTTTGCAATGGTGATGCGAAGTTCATGGGTGGCTGGGTCATTGCTGACTATGATGTAACTACAATGGTGCGTGACTTTACGTCACGGCCTAGCTTATAG